TTAGTGATTAATATGTAATTTTACCTGTTTTTACTGCTGATTTATTCCATTTTTTAATAAACCAATCTTTTGCTTTATTATATAATTCTGTTATTTTGTTACTAGCTTTTTGAACTGTTTTAGACCTTGTTAATGTTACTGGATTTTTTAATATTGCTAGTGATGCTACTGTTGCAGCTGCGCCTATATATGTACTCATATCATATTGACCACCAAATAACTTTTCTGCATTAACCATCCAATTTTTTCCTACATTATCTGAATAATCCATTTCTAACATTTTGTCTTGTACTTCTATATTTTTAAATACTTGTTCTACTTGTGCCTGTACTTGTTTTCTTTGATCTAATGTTAAATCTATTTTTGCATTATTTAACTCTGATGTTACTCTTGTTAACGATGTATTAGCTTTTGTAAACTCTATTTCTGATCTCATTTTATCCATTTCTAAACCTAATAATGAATTAATCTTAAATCTGTTAGTATCATCTAATTTGCTTGATGACAAATTTTTAAACATTTGTGATTTTAATAAATCTTTATTGGCTTTTGCTAACATACCTTGAATTGCTGAATTTGCTAATGTGCCCATGTCTCCAGCAGTCATATAAGGTTGTAATTGTGTGAATTTTGATTGTGGTGCGCCTGTTGCGTTACCCATTGTACCTTGACCATACATTAAAGCTGGGTTTAAACCCGCTTCTTTTAACCTTGCCATTTGTTGTGCCGGTGTGTTATAAGCATTTTGCATTTTCCAAGCTTCCATATCCATTGAGAATTGCTTATCCATTAGTTTTTTACTTCTATGATATGCTTTTCTACCAGAACCTATTGAACCTAATAATCCTACTGCTCCTGTTGCTATTGCTCCGCCACCTGCTGAACTTAGAAAATCTTTTAATCCTCCCATTATTTTCCTATTTTGTTATCGTTATTTAAATCTGTTTGTGTTACTTCTTCTAATAGTTTTATAATTACCTCTAATAGTCTTGGTAATACTAAACTGACTAATAATTCTATTACTTTATTTTTCATACTGAATATGCTTTTCCTAATGGTTTTGCCATTAATGATTCTCTTGTTTTCTTAATCAATCTATCTTGATATGATAGTTGTTTATCTATAATTGTTATGGGTGTTGATTTAGCTTTATATGCTATAGCTTCTAGTATTTCTGTACTTGTTCTGCTATAAAATATTTGTATAGGTATTTCCTCTGTTTCTACGTATAATCCTATTCCGATACATCCCTCGACATCACATCCACGATTAGCTGGATGAATACGAATACCTCTACGATTGGGTACTCCTGTAATTTCAAGAGTTTTACGATCAAACTTAGGACTAAGAGTATAGACAACGTTGTACGTACCTTGTTCGATTCTTTTTTCATAATTCTCTACTGTGCTGAATTTTAATATCCCATGATTCTGGGTTATTACTTCTAATGTGCCAAATAGGGAATTAGTGTTTCCAATAAATTTTCTTGTAAGTTTAAGTTCAGTTATTAACATTTTGTGAGTTTTACCTCACTTCCCTGTAGATTTTGTCTTATAATTTATACTATGTTAAACCTATAGAGTTGTGAGTGGTTTATAAACATAAATATAACATATTTTTGTAAACTTTGTTAATTTTTTTTAGTTTTTTTTTATCAAGTCGTTGCCCGTTTTAGTGCCTTTTTAGTCACTAGGACATACTATATCAAGTCGTAGTATGTCCTTATATAACAAAAGCCCCCATTTCTGGAGGCTTTCTACTCAAACTAAACTAAACAAACATAACTATTCTGTGCCTGCGACGATATCGTCTGGGTTGACGGTTGTGGTTTGTGCTTGTTGCTCTGCAACTGCTTTGGCTTGTGCTTCTGCTTGCGCTTGCTTTTGAGCTTCAAAGTCCTGAATCTTAGTTTTTAGGTCGGTTACCTTTTGTTGAACTTCTGCTAAATATTGCAGTTTTTCTGTTGGTTCCATTTCCTGTATTTTATTTAAAGACTCGGATGAGAACGTTGCTTGGTCTTCATAATATGGAGTTTTATAATTGTCATAAGTCATACCTGCCGTATTTCTGAATAACATTTCTCTGATACTCATTGACTGGTTTGGCTTTGTTTTTATATCTCCTGATGAAACATGAGCGTTACCTTTAACTTTGGACCATTTACTTACTACTTTTGATTTCTTGGTTGCCATTTTCTTTATTTATTATTGTTACTATTAAACTACTTAATCTCTGTACTTCTTTGTATAATACTGCTAGGGCAGAACCGTTTTCATATACCATTTCTTCTATTGAATGATCTTTGATATATTGTTCTTTGTGTTCTTTCCATTTTTGTTGGAAATCTTTCACTTGTTTTTGCTCTGCCTTTGTCAGCTTTTTTTCTTGTACTTTTTTCATAATTATATTTATTTATTGATTAATATTAAGTTAAACTTGGGTTTGAATGATAAGGCATTGGTCTTAATGCGTCTACATTGTGATATAAACTAATCCATACTTTATCTTCGTTTTCATCTTCTATTGCAAATATTCTTGTATCTGGTGTACACTCTATAAATGATTGATTTAATAATGCATGACCATTGAATCTTCTTGATAGTTCCCAGTGTTTTAATGTGTCTCTGAAATCTCCTGCTATTCTATTAAATGAGTACTTATACTCTGCATAGCGTTGCTGATATCCAAATATTGCATTGTCTTCAGTGTCTGCCATATCTCCCGATACGTATAACTCTTTGTTGTATATTGGTTGCTCACCGATATTAGCGAATTGTGGGAAATAGTGATCGAACTTGTCAAACTTTTGCCAGAACTTGCTTAAACCTTGATTGTATGATGATTTTGGAATTACTCTACATACTCCTAATATAATTCCGTGCTCATCGAATGATTGTGTGAATCCTAATCCTGAACCTAATGCTAGTGCATGACCTGACATATCTCCAACTGGTCTATCGTTTGAACCGTCGTTAGCATATGTACTTAATACTTCTGATACCATGATAGGTGTTTTTCCACCTCCTAGATATTGTGGTACTTGTACTGTATAATCTGCGATTCTTTCTCCGAATATAGCATGAATTTGCTCTCTATATCTTGATCCTGCTCTCGCCATTAATTCTAGCCATTGTTGTAGTGCTGATGCTTTTCTTAACTCATTAATTGTTGCACCTGTTGCACTTGATAAATCTACTACATGTGTGTCTGATACATTGATGTTTCTTCCCGCACCTGCATCATTAGTTAATGAACCACTACTATTATATGCTATACCAGATGAATTACTTGATACTTGAGAACCTGTATTTGGATAATGAACTGTTTGTTGTGCATCAACTAAAGCATTTCCGTCATAATCTCCAAATAATAATGGTGCTGTGTCTCCTAATGGTAATGTAACTTCTCCACCTCTTTGTAAAAATGGTAATGCTGATGTGAAATAATCTTTTTCCCAATTACTTTTTCTTAACGTTAATTGTTCGTTAAGATCTGTGAAATCTGATTCTATACCTGAATTTGTATGTTGCTCGTATTCGTCTCCTACATTTTGGTCTCTAAAATACTCATGCCATATTAACTGATATGCTCTAAAAGGTAGTAATGATATTGCTTCTACTGCTCCTGTTGGAACGTCTTTCCATGCACCTTCAATATAATTTTGTCCATCTGCTACTGGGGGAATTCCCATATAATCTGCTAATGAACCTTTTGTGAAATATGCTGATGTTGCTGATTGAGTTGCGTAGAATCTTGGATATGATGGTAGATCGTTTCCGTCTTCTCCACCTGTGATAAAATCTTTCCATTCGTCCCATACTAGTCTGTAGGGTACAAAGAAATAGTCTACTTTAAAGTCTACATTATGCATCATTGGTGCTAATAGTGGACTGAATCTTACCATTTGTTGCGTGTTTACTCTGAACGCATCTCCTGGTATTACGTCTTGAATGAAACAAGGATATAAATTTCCCATGTTTCCTGACATTTTGACCTCTCTTGATAAGTCAAACTTATTTTTTTTAGGTCTTGGTGTGTAAATTGTACTTGCCATTAAATTGTCTCTTTAAAATTAATATTACGTTTTAAGCGACTTAAATCTGCCTCTAATGAAGCCTCGTACTCTAATATGTCGCCTTTAAAATATTTGAGTACGTTTTCTTCGTAGCGTTTTACTTTACTTTTGATGAATTCGTCATGTGACTTTTTTGATAATGCGATTCTATCTTGTTTGTTAGTAAACAAACGCTTTAAATATGCTTTTGGTAGTCTTCTTAAACTGCCGTTTTGATCTGCTACCTGTAATTGTTCGTTTTGTATATGATATGTACCATAATTTTCTAAATATGCGTGTCCTATAATTGGTTTTTTAGACATTAAACTAAAAGGGCTTTGGCGTTTATCTGTCTTTTTGTTGAAACCTTTAAACATATATTTAGTTACATAATTAATACTTGCTGATGTTACGTTGCCTACATCAACATGCCCGTATGATTGGGCAGTAGATGTGTTTTTCCACTTTGCGATGAATTGATTAGTATTGTCGATGTCATAGTTGAACAACAATAAGTGATAATGAGGTCGTCTTGTTTGTGAGCCGTATTCTCCGACTGCATAATATCTGATTTTTTTACCTGTAATTTTGAAATCATTATTCACTTTTCGTTGCTCTTGTTTTAAATATGCTGTGTGTGCATTACGTAATCTTTTTATATAGTTTTGAACGTGTTTTTTTACTAGAGTAGGGTATCCCTCTTTTGTTCTAGGTAAACTTTCGTCGTTGTATGTTAATGTGATGAAATATGCTGAATCACTAAACATATATTCGTGTTCTAACCTTAATGACCATTCTGATCTTCTACGTTTTTGACATGGTAAACATTTACCGCATGGTACTCTGAATTCTAAATCTTTTAATTGAATGCTGTTTGTACAACTCGTGCCTATAATATCTGGTACGAAACCATAATCTTGTAAGTGTACTACTTGCATTTTTATTAAGATAATCTGATTCCACCGCGTCTAGCTAGAATATATCTGCTATTCTTTCTCTTGCTTTTGTAACTTCTTTTTGTTCTGTATCTATTCATGATTAATATGTAATTTTACCTGTTTTTGCTGCTGATTTATTCCATTTTTTAATAAACCAATCTTTTGCTTTATTATATAATTCTGTTATTTTGTTACCAGCTTTTTGTACTGTTTTAGACCTTGTTAATGTTACTGGGTTTTTTAATATTGCTAATGAGGCTACTGTTGCTGCTGCACCTATATATGTACTCATATCATATTGACCACCAAATAATCTTTCTGCATTAAC